AAGCGAGGTGGTACAGAAGATATCGCTGCCCCAACTCCAGATGACAGCCCATCAATACCTTTTAGCCTATGATATGCTATTTCATAGGTCGTTGTATTATCAGGTACGGGCCAAAGAGTTACTTTTGTTTCCGTTGGGAGCCTTTGGACGTAGATTTGGGTCGGCCTACCTTGCGTGTTTTTGTTGGTTTGCTGGGCGTAGGTCGAGACACTGACTCTTTCGAGGGAGGTGTCGATTTGGTTTGTGCCCGTTCCGGTGCGGATTTGGTGTTCGATAATATCAATTGTATCCGCAGGGAGGGTATATGTCGCCGTACCCGCTGTAACAGCGAGCGTACCCGCTTCAATAGTGAAGAGATTAAGACCACGGTTCTGCCACTCCAATGTTAAAAGATTTAGACTTCTTCGTGCGGTTTTAAGGTCGTATCCAGTACGCATCTCAAGGCCAGCCCTTTCAAAAGCTTCCTCAAAAATCTCTGGCATGTCTGGGGTTACTACAGCCATTATGTCACTACGCTCCTAAACCGTTTGGTTTTCTTTGCAATTTTCTTAGGCTGCTTGGCAACCTGCTTGCCCTTCTTGGTGGCCTCGCGTTTCTTCTTCGTAGTAGCGGCGTACTCCGCAGAGGTCAAAGACTTGATAGCCTTCTCAGGAAGATATCGCTCGCCTGTAGCCTTGCTCCCTTGCGTCGATGGCTTGCCAGACTTTGTTCGCCACTTCTGCTTTGTCCAAGACTTCAAGCTCTTCTGTGACTTCTTGAGCGCCATTAACCTCTATAGCCCCCACCCGCTTTTTTATAAGCCTTCGCCAACATTTGCGCTTTTCTTGCTGACCATTGCCCCGGTTTGCCGCCTTTTCCACCAGCCTTTATGCGATTAAATATACGCTTTCTCTTCTCTGGTTGGGTGTAATTGCCAGCTTCATTAACACGACTTTTAGATTTCTTCTTCGTCTTGCCACCTTTGCCAAAACGAATAATGTCCAAGTCTTTAGCATCATCACCTGTAGAGGTTCTGTTGCCTGTTAGTTGACTGCCCATCTGGGAACGAGAAATAGCCATTTAACATTTCCACCGTTTTCTTGCTTGCCTTAATCTACTGTTAGGATCTTTAGCGGCTTTAGGAAACTTCTTCATCTGTCCAGCGGAACGAGCGCAGAAAGACTTGCGCCGCTTTGCGTCCTTGCTCCCCTTCTTAACCTTCCCTGTCACAGCAGTTTTTAACTTGGAGCCGGGGTTGTCCTTGCGATACTTGGCAACACCCTTCTTTGTCATACCCGCCCCAGACTTTGTGGGGCGTTTATGACCACCTTTTATGCTGTGCCCCTTCATGGAGCCTTTCTTTTTCTCAGCCATCTCTTACTCAAGGAGTAAAGTTATCACTGAACCAGAGCCTGATAGAGCAGACACATAGGCCCCATTGTCAGCAAGAATACCATCATTAGGGAGAAACACATCGTTCCACCCCGCTGGCAAAGTCAAGTCCAGCAAGACATCCCCAGCGTTTGTTCCATTCTTAATGGTAAATGCTGTAATATTAGTAGCGTATACAAGAATGCCTTGAATGCGAGACCGTGAGGGGCCTACAAGCCCCGCAGCAAATCCAGCAGTCGCAACATTAAACGCCCGTATCTCTTGACCAGCCATCTAGGCCTCCTTACGGCTGAACCGCTGTGTTATATGCCTGTGCATACAAGATTGTAATTACAGCAACACCAGCGTTAGTGGCAGCAGATGCAGTCACTGTAAGTTTCAAATCAGCGGTTCCTGTATTGGCCCACTCACCCGTACCACCACCTTGTGTGGTGACAGTCTTGAGACCCGCACTTGTGCCCGTAGCCAACGTGTTTAAGATTGTGGTTGCACCACCTACAGTATCACCAACACTAATGTTAGTTGTTGCGTTCGCCGCTGTAGATAAATCAACAATACAATTAATGATCTTTGAGTTAGCTGGAATAACCATGTCGGTTGCGCCAGCAGCAATAGCGCCGTTAGACAGATCCATCGTGTGAGTCTGCATCATTACAACGTAGCCAACATTTGCAATGTCGCCACCTACTGTAGTGCCAGTTGTGTTGCGGATGTTGCCAGCCCGTATAGGACCAGAAAAAGTAGTAGTACCCATGTCGATCTCCTGTCTGGGTTAGTCAAACACACCATGTGTTTGTCAGGGATATAGAGATACTAACATAGAAACAAAAAAAATAAAGGGGCAACTTTCGCCACCCCTTTACCGATAAAAGTTCTATTGAACTATTATGCTCCGCTAGAACCGTAGATTCCCAATGGATCTGATACACCAAAGCTGTAACGCTCACGCGCTTTGTAGCGCACGTTACCAGTGTCAAAGTCACCATCCATACCCGTTTGCATAGCGGTACGAACAAAGTGCTTCATGCCGTTAGGCACATCAGTTGTGATGAAGAAGGCATCATTGTCTGTCAGATAGTGGTTCACCGCATAACCCTCTGGGATAGACCCGTTTGAGTTAAGTGCGTTGATATCATTATCTGCTGTACCAACACGCAGAGTTGTTTCCAACAAGCGAGTTGCAACAAACATTAATGCTGGTGGAATGATCAGCTTACGAGGGCGAGCAGCAATCAACAGACCACGTTCATCAGTGAACGCAGCAATATCAATAACAGCTTGCTCAAGTGAGGTTTCATTCAAGTCAGCATCAACCGCAGGGCGGTTAGAGTTGGTGGATCCTGAAACTGTAGGATGCGCTGTGTTAAACAATGTGACGCCATCACCTGCGTTAAAGGTGGTGAAGCCTGTGTTTAACAGGGCAGCAGCCTTAGTCTGCTTAGTGTAAGCCATACCACGGGCAAGAGCCTTAGTATAACGTGCAGACAAGGAATCATACAGATTGTCTTCCATAGCTTCTTCTGTGATGGAGAAACCCATCGCAACAGTCTCATGGTTGTAACGCGCAGTAAATGATTCCTGTGCGTTGTCATATGAGATGGCAGAACCTTCCGCTTTCACGGGGGCTGCACCAAAGCCAGACAATTTTACTTCCTCTTCAAAGCTACGCTCTGATGATTCAGTTTCATAGATCTCTGCATGTTCGTCTTCGTACCGACCATATTCGATACCAAACAAAGCATTCAGACCGGGTAATAGCTCTTTAAGGAGCTGGGCGCGAGAAATAGCCATTATTTATACTCCTTAAATACCAGTGCCACTCGTCATCGAGTGGGAACTAGGGTTGAACTTAACGATCACATCAGTAAACGCATCGTTTACCTCTGAACCGGGCGCATCAACAAAACCAACAACCTTAAAGGCGATTGTAGCGGTTGTGTTTTTAGTAGCAATATCCAAAGAGATAGCAGAGTTGCCATCAAAGGTGCTACCAGCAGTTTGATTAATTGCCATGTTCTGATGCAAATCAGTCTGAGGTACTTGACCATCAGCTTGAATTTGAAAGCGAACACTTGGATCATCAACAATATACGCCTGAGCGTCTGACGCCACTGTACTAGCAGGCCAGTACTGACGCTGAATGAACCCTTGAGTTGCATCTGTGTAAGAGCAGCCCATGAATACACCAATAGTGCCAGCGGTGAAAGGTGCAGCGTTAGTTCCGACTGCGCCCATTTTTTCAATCGTTCCACCAGCGACAACAGCAACGATGTCCCCGTAGAAGATATCGGTGGCATACGCACTTGCAATAGGAAGCTGGGTAGTAGCGCCTGCATAAGCAGTGCCCCCCACTCTATTCAATGGGCGCAAACCGTAAGGATTAGATGTAGTAGCCATAAGGCCCTCCTGTCATCTAAGTTTACAAACTAGCAAGCATCCCAAAAGTTCTATTGAACTTATAGACTACTTACCAAACGAAGATCGTGTGCTTCGTTCTGGAGCCAGAACGGGCATACGAGGGTCTGATTGTTTTAGATACGAGTTATCAACAGCATCCATTTGGCTTTGAGCCGCCTTTAACTGTTCTTCAACCCTAGCCTCGACCTGTTCAGTAGCGAGTTGACATAACAGTAAACCCCCTACCTCAATACCGTCTTGGAATCGTGAATCTATATCAGACACAATGTGAAGGTCTGGATGATCCTCTTTACGAACTGGCGTCCATCCCTCACGAAATCTGGAAGAGACGTTAGTGTTATCCGTATTTCCCAATGTAGATGTGCGGATCCAACGGAAGGTAATACCATCGCGTGGCTCTGGGGAAGGTAACATTGTCGGTCTAGTCCATGACGCTTTACGTTTCACCGCATCGCGGGTCTCTGTTGTGCGTGGAGATCTGTTCGTCATTTGGATTGATCCTTCATTAATTGCGCCGCATATTGCTCATTTGTGAGTCCAAGCCGCTTGGCGAGAGAGGCTTGCGTCGAGGTTAATCGCACTGTGCGTGGCTTTTTTGTCGATCTCGACGGTGCAGCAACCACGGAACTGGCCTGACGTTGGGGTGCTTCTTCCTCTATTTGCCCATCGTCAAACTTATCTGGAAAGGCTTTTTTCATAGCCTTGTCTATTTCATCATAATAGGAATCGCTTCTTGGATCAATCCCTGATTGTACGAGCTTTTGGTGTATCCCGTATGCAAAGCCTGTCATCTCAGGAGTTTCAGGATTTTCAAACCAAGTGTTCTTTTTCCCCCACTCAAGAGCTTTTACATCAGGTTTATTAGCTTGCGGGGTAGGTTGAGCATACTGCGGCTGCTGCTGCGGCGCGGTTCTAACCTGTGGTTTATAGTTATTTACCCTGTCAGACTCTACCTTCAAGGTCGTTAGCTGCTCTTGCGCGGCTATTAAAGCGTCAGGATCTCCTGACTCATATGCAGCTTTATACGCAGATTTAGCCTTATCTAACTGCGCTTCGATGCGCCCTTTAGCCTGCCCAATAAGGGTTTCTTCACCCGCATCAAGGTTTTTTCGTAACTGTTCGTTTTCAGATTTTACCTGTTGAGCATACCGCAGAGCCTCTTCTTGCAGCCTGTGGGCCTCAAGTTTCTGCCGTTCTTGCTCTTGCGCTTCAAATTTTAGCTTGTTTATGCGCTTTTGAACCCCAACAGAATATTTATCTATCTCATCGTCAGAAGGTACTTCTGGCTCTCTATCTTCTGCCAGACGCGGTTTCTCTTCTTCAGGAGTGTCGTCAGACACTTCTATCTCAAACGAATCATCCACAACATCTTGTGTTTCAGGTGATTCGTTTTCAAGATCTTGTTCTGTTAGCTCTGGTTTATCTGCCAAACTATTCATACCCGTGTATACCCCCGTGGATCTTCGACGACTGCTTCAACAGTGTCATCATTTACAAGACGAAACTCTTTGCCATGTATTTTAAATCTAGTTCCTGAGTAGGATCTAAAAATCACAAAGTCACCTTCCTTGCAGTAGGCTCCATTTGGAAATCTTTCCTTATCAGAATATGCATCTGGCCCAGTCTTTATAACAAAACCAATGATAGAAGCGGTTTCTTCTGCTTGTCTGAGGCCATCTGGCATATAAACGCCGCCCTCAGTCTTCTCATTAACCTCAACAGTGCTAATAAGAACTTTGTAGCCTTT